TACTGCTTTGTTAGATCCTTTTTCTACTACGCTTAGATACCATGATTTAACGGCCATATATTCTTTCTTAATTAAAGTTAAAAGGGCCCCTAAGGGCCCGTGTATTATTCCATTGCTTGGATAATGAACTTACCGTATTGCTCGTGGAAGCGATCAAAGTTTTTAAGTTTGGACGCATCGAACGGTAACTGATAATTTGTGAGAGCTACCTTTGCACCCATCACAACCAATTCAGTTGGGAAGTTATCCATCATAAAACCAAAGAAGTTATCTGCCATAGAATCCCAATCTTTAACTTTCTTTTGATGTGCTGTTTGTAATTCATAGCACATTGACACAGTTAAAGAATACATAGCGGAGATTTCTTTAATTTCTGACTTTTTAATCTTACCTGCCAAAATATCTTCTGGCTTTGGCATTTGTTTAGCAACCTTGCGGTGTGCCATAAACTTAACAGCAAGACCTTCGCCAACAGCACCCGCTACCAAATCAGTTAATGTACCTTCGTCCAAGTCATCGTCTGTAAGCAACTCTGAAACAAATGACCAGCTACGTGGTGTAGCAAAGGCACGTGAGCTTGATTTTGGATCAAAGTCGTATAAGTCATTCTTAGCAAAACCAATGTAACCTACAACTTGTTCATGCAATTTATTGCCAACAGCCCACTCTAACCAATCTTCGTAATCGGATTTCAATTCAACGTGAACAAAACGATTAGCCAACGGACTTGGCATACGATAAGTAACGCCTTTGTCAGTTTCGCGATTGCCTGCAGCAACAATTGAAACACCTTTTGGCAATACATAAGTACCAACACGACGGTTAAGAACCAATTGAAAAGCCGCTGCCTGTGTTGCAGGAGCCGCTGAGTTTAACTCGTCTAAGAATAGGATAGCAGTTGAATTTGGATCAGTGGGCAGTTCTGCTGGGGGCGCCCAAGTCATTGTGTTTTCATTTGAGTTATAATAAGGAATACCTTTAATGTCTGTAGGTTCCCACAAGCTCAAACGAACGTCGATAACTTCGCGTTCTTGTTCTTCGCCGATCTGTTTAACAATATCGGATTTACCGATACCTGGGGGGCCCCACATGAATACAGGGCGTTGAATTTTGATACATTTACGAATACTTTTCTTAGCTTCGTTTGGTGTAACTGTACGATTTGCGCTGATTTTTTCTGCCATGATGTTCTTTCTACAAGTGTGTTATGAAAAAAGTGTTTATCTTTACTGCTAATATGTATATATTATACAGTCGTAACGGTAAAAAGTCAAGCGGGATTTTTTAGTTTATTAGCCTTGGCTCGTGTAAATTGTTCAATGTTGCCTGAAAACAACACCAGTTGAATAGCCATACGTTCACTAAAAACATATATTTCTTTTTTGGTTATATAAAACGGGCAGTCCATAAATCGATTTAACCAAAGCGTCATTTGGTTAGTTGGAGGGGGTGCTTCATCAAATTTGATACGATAGGATTTGATATCGGACGCGGTTAATGCTTCGAAACCTTCTTTGGTTAATTGTAATCCGCCCGTTTTTTTTGCTCGCGGGTCTTTCCACCAAATATTGTAGTATTGAAATAATACTTTTTCAGAAATGTTTTCGGGTAATAACATTTTAGTTAATTCAAGTTTTTGGTTCATCAGTTAACTTTTCGCCTGTGGTAAGTTTATACACAGAGAAATCCGATGTTTGAAATAGTTTATTAAGTTTTTCAGCAAGATTAATAGCATGTCCGGAATTGGAAAAACTGCATTTTTTGTATTTTGGTCCTAATTGTTGTACAACCAAACTACCTGTTTTTAAATTAACGGGTTTATCCTGATAGAATACAGCCCAGATAGCTTCTGCTTCTAGAACTTGTTCTGTTTTGTATGTCTTTTTATTGGTTATTTCCAATAATACTTTCGGTTTAGGACGACTCATAATATATACGCACTCCAAATATGCGTATATATTTATACAAATTTACCAGTTAAAACGTCCCACCGTCCATGTCTATTTCGAGCGAACCTTGTGTATTTGCTACTATTTGATCCATTTCTCCAGTTAACCGAGTCATAACTACACTTAAACTGTTTTGTAGTTCTGTAGCTTCTTGTATTGTTAGACTAACAGTCTTTTGATTACTGCGTATAGCAATACGAGCCTTTTCAAGGAATGCTTCTATAGGTAATGTGTTTAGTTGTTTCATAGTTTATTCACTGTGTTTAACATGCTTTTCATTTCGGCTTCGGTCTTAAATGGGCCGTGATATGGATAACGTTCTAAAGTAATAAGTTTTGGGCAAAATGATTTGACCCAACCCTTACGAAACTTAATTACATAGTATCCCGCACAATATTGGCTTTTACTTTTACCGCTTTTGGCAAATAACGGTAGTTTTTCTTTGACACTATATACGGGTTCATATGGTTTTGAACTGCATGGATAGTCGTAGATCTTGTTACCGTCGTTTCCTACGATATTCTTTTTAATACTGGCGTCGAGGGAATCAATACCAAAGTGTGATTTGATTTCGGTTAAAGATTGAAAAGGTATTTGGTATCCGTTTCTATGAAAACAGTATCCTAACTTATTTTTGCTAATACTGCCAATCTTAGATTCTCCATCCTTAATCAACCATTCTTTATTTGGTACTAATACTTTACTTGTTGTATTCATTTATGATACCTCGCATTTAATGGCTCTACATAACTTTGTACCTGTTCAGCAATCTTTTGTAAATCATATTCGGCACAAAATTTTAAGAACCTTACTCCTACTTGTGCTACATTCTTTTCTTTGGCTAATTCTTCAGCAATAGTAGTTAAAATTATTTCTTTTATCTCTGGAGGTTGTGCGGCCAAATCGCATAATACTTTATTTCGACTATAGTCTTCGATTACTCTATGCTCAACACCTTCGTGATCAGTCCAACGCTGAAGCATTAGATTGTTCCAGTTATAACCTTTAGTATCACGATCGGCAAATGCTTCGCGTAATCCTACTTTATTCTTTGTGCCTTTTTCACGAACACCCGGATAAGCACTGAATACATTATCTGAAGTGTCGCCACGCATGCATTTTTCAAACAATAGCCATTCTGGGTCTGGAGCAGGCTTAGGTTCTTTAGTCTTTTTATCTATTACACGCTTACCTTTGTCGTCAAAGTATCCTTCGTGTGTAGTAGTAATACCCATAACACCATTATATTGTTTTACATTAGGTGCAATAAGTTGAGCATAGTCGCCGTCTGTTGAAATAATAATATGATCATCATCTGGATGGCTCTGTATCCAACCAGCAATTAAGTCATCTGCTTCTAGCTGTTGATGTTGTAATACTGTTGTGTTAGTTTTTTCAATAACAAAATCTTTAAAGTTATCGAATGTTTCATAAAACACTCGATCTTCTTCTTGCTCACGTGGGCTTTGTGCCGCACGAGCATCTGAACGATTTCGTTTATATGGAGCATATACATCCTTGCGCCATGAACGACCTTCTAAACAAAAAATAACATGAGTACCTTTAAAGTCTCTCCATGCTTTGCGTACACTACTTAATACAGTATGTAGACTCATGCCTACTTTTTCATTAACATCGCCACGAACTACGTGACGAGCTCTATGAAATGTATTGGCTGTATCTACTAATATGTATGTGTGTTTCATTAACTAACCTCGGTCATTCCATCATCTCGTAATGCTCTATTAACATATCCAGAACCTCTACGGGTCATATCAACACCTTCTTCTGCGCCAATATTTCTGCAGAGTTCTTGGAACCAAATATCTACAACTTCTTCGTCTGTTGTGCCCGGATAACCAGCACTCTTTAATTGTACTATGAAATACTCATTCCAGTCAAGTTCAAAGAATCCGTTCTTTAAGTCATCCTTGGCTACGTGTGTTTGTAATACACCTACCCACGGTTCTTTATTTTCTGTAGCAATTTCTTTTGGACTTAATTTAGCCAATCGTTCTGTTTCGAGTGTTTGTTGAAGAGATTCTGTTGCAGCTTTTTGTTCTTCTTCTAACTTATCTAAGCCAATCCATTTTCTAAGTAATTTTTTAATCATATTATTTCCTTGTTAACTGCCATTTCATAAATTCAAATTTATCAACATAGTAATTTTCGAACACAGGCTCGCCGGGTCCTGTAAATACAGCAGTACCTTTATAACATCGTTTACCCCAAAGCGGTTTGTCACTTAAAAAACAGTTTTTTGGAGTCCAGCAAAATTTTAATTTCCATCCGGTGGCTTTGCGTAATCCGTAATCTTCCGCCGGAGGAGATTGCTGTACATCATCTAACGGCATTTAAGTGCCCCACTCATTTTTAAATAACGGTACTTGCAATCTATCACTGTATCTTAAACCTAGTTTCATAGCCATAAGAGCTACTGCCTTATTGTTCAGTGCGTATACACTTTCAACGCCTCCAACTGGCATTAAGTAAACATGTCCTTTAAATCCAGCGGCACGATATTCACTTACTGCTTTAAGAGCATAATCGCGATCTTCTTCAGTAGCAATAACAAATTTCAAATATGCTGTGCCTACTTGTTCGTACTCTACTACAACTTCTGGCAGAATAGCTTCTTCCCACTTTTCGCCCGAGCAAGGAAGTTTGGCACTTACACTAAATGTAACTTCTCTATTAAACGCTAAACCGGGCATTTGCCATTTCATCAAATACTCTTTAAATTCTGGTGATAGTTTTTGAGTACCGTTTGTTTCAAATGTTATTTCTTTTAACCCATCCATGCTGGGGTGATCCAGCAAGTCTGGATAAGCTCGTTGCCAACCTAGCAAAGGCTCACCGCCTGTAATAACTAAATGCTCATCTAACCATTCATTGTGCGGAAGAATTTCCATAATGCGATCTGCAATAGCATCTGATGTAAGCATAGGACTTAGATTTTTAAAATCTGGATGCCATGAAGCATAACTATCACAACCTGTGCTTACTAAAGGAAGTTCTTCGTATTTGTTATAAAGAAATGCTACTTGAGCAAGATCATCCGCCTCTGTGCTCAATTCGCCTTTAGGCATACCGAAGCCGGCACACTTAAAGTTACATCCAAATGTACGTAAGAAAACCGAAGGCACACCCATATAGCGTCCTTCACCTTGGATTGAATAAAATAATTCTGCAATTTTAATCTTGCTCATTCTGCCCTTCCACTAGTGCAACTATCGTTCCAAATACTTGCCGCTTGTTTTTGATACTGCTCAAGATCCCATTTATCTTTGGCAGCTTTATATTGTTCTTCATTAAGTCCGTGCCAACCTATGCAATCTCCTGTGGGGCTACGACCACACCCACAACTACCAATTTTTTCACTTACTTTAACCTGCATTTTCTTCTCCTCTCAGTCCGTCCATTATTACAGTTCTTTCTTTATTATATACATGTTTCCGTAGGAAGTCAAGGAATTCTTGACGTTCCATTCTCTCAGCTTTATTTAGAATATTTTGGCAAGCCCGCAAATAATATCTACGACGAGTGGCTTTAGTAACACCCTTTTTGTCCTCTACCGCAAATTGAAAAGTGCGTTTTAATGTATCTGCGGCTTCCGAAGGTTTACCGTGCCATTCTACATCCCCATCATTAGTAATAACTAATACTGGTTTATTATCTTGACCATTGAATGTAATAGTATTGTTTGTATTATAGTTGGAAAAATTTAAACCTGACCCAATAGTATAATAAGCCCCTGCACCACTATTATAAGGAGTTCTACCTCCGGCACCACTCCCAATCCAAGATCCGCTACCATTACTGTACGATAAGATCTGCCCAGATAACCCAGCAAACCCAGAAGCGGTACTGCACCACTTGAACTCGGCAGGTTTAATTTTCTGAATAGTGTGGAGACTTATAGTTGCCTTTGCCTGGGATTGTATTTCTAACACCGCCGACCGGATCTTCCACATCCCCTTGTCTGCGAGGGATAAGATGGATATGAGGCCAGTTGACAGTTTGCCCTGCAGCTTGGCCCATGTTAAGCCCAACGTTGTAACCCGCCCAGGTTCCTTCTTTAACTTTTTCATTACCGTATCTAATAGCATCTTCAAACGCATCTTTCATTAACTCCATTGAATTATATTTAGGCACAAACAATAAATGTCCCGGGGTTACGGGATATTTGTCGTTATATACTACTACATGAAAATCCTCACGAAACGCATCGTTCCACGGAGCACCGCTTTCTTCCAATGTTTCCGGACCGTTGAAGATTTTGTTCATTGTACTAATTCTTTAAATCTTTCTAAGAATGCTTCTTCGTTGCAAGAATAAGCATTTTCACCGTGACTGTACCAAACTACACCATCTTGCACGTTATCGACGATAAAAAGTTTTCCGTTAGTTCCTACCCATCTGCTTTTTATTTTTATCATTTTGTCCACCACTCCTCATAAGGAAAATCAACCCATACATCATTTTCTGCTTTATTAATCTCAAATCCACAATAGTCCATTTTAACATGACAC